CTTTCTGCAACTAAGTAAAGTATAATTATACAATCAATTTAAAGGAATGTCAATGAGTACACGTATGTATGGACCCGAAGAAAAAGCCAAATTGGAACGGTTAATCAACGAAGGATCAACCGTTTTGAGGGAAATTGAAGATCTTAAAGAAGGTCTAAAAGAAACTGTCAAAGCAGTAGCAGAAGAACTTGAAATCAAACCAAGTGTTATTAATAAAGCAATTACTATTGCACACAAAGATAATTGGAAAGAACACGAAAGTGCTTGGTCAGACGTAGAAATGATCCTTGGCGTTACTGGACGGTTACCGCAAGATTAATGATTAGTGCTATATTTAAACCTACACTAGACTGGATCCAAGATGACTTTAAGTCTAACCCAATTCGCTTTGCTGTTGAGTTGCTTGCTTGGGCTATCAGTATTGGTTGCAGTATTACTATGGCGCTCACAGTCCCAACTCCACCGCTTCTTACTCTTTATCCTATTTGGATCTTTGGTTGCGCTCTCTATGCTTGGGCTGCTTGGACTAGGAAATCTTTTGGTATGCTGGCTAACTATATACTGCTAACCGCTATTGATACTGTTGGTCTGGTAAGAATGCTAAGTAATTAATATAGATGGTAGGCCGGGCCATAAACCGCATATTGGTATTTGCAAGCCGTAAATTGCATAGGAGAAATTATGTACGTAGATGCTTTCTATAATCGAGAGCAGGATATGATCAATGTTGTCGAACGAGACAGCAAAGGTGTTAGACACTTTAAAGAATATCCTGCTAGACATGTATTTTATTACCCAGACCCAAAGGGTAAATTCACAAGTATTTTTGGACAGCCCTTAACTAGGGTAAGCTCTAAAAATGTCAAAGAACACAGAAAAGAACTTGCAATTTATTCAGGCAAGAAACTTTTTGAAAGTGACATCAATCCCATTTATCGCTGTCTCGAAGACAACTATCTCAATCAAGATGCACCTAAGCTAAATGTAGCATGGTTCGATATTGAGGTGGACTTTGATCCGGAGCGTGGCTATGCAAGTCCCGAAGATGCATTTATGCCAATCACTGCCATTGCTGTTCATCTACAATGGCTAGACACTATGGTATGCCTGGCAATTCCTCCAAAGACTCTGTCAATGGAGGAAGCCAAAAAACAAGTTGAAGAATTTCCTAACACCATGCTGTTTGATAATGAAGCAGATATGTTAGACACATTCCTAAACTTAATCGAAGATGCAGATGTGTTAAGTGGTTGGAACAGTGAAGGTTTCGATATTCCTTATACTGTTAACCGTGTTACTAAGGTTCTCAGTAAAGAAGACACCCGCAGATTCTGTTTGTGGAATCAATTCCCGAAGAAGCGTGAATACGAGAAATATGGTAAGAGTGCTGTTACCTATGACTTAATTGGTCGTGTACACTTAGACAGCCTTGAACTTTATCGCAAGTACACATATGAAGAACGACACACTTATCGTTTAGATGCTATCGGTGAGATGGAGATCGGCGAAAACAAAACAGTCTACGAAGGTACACTAGATCAGTTGTACAACAATGACTTCCGTAAGTTCATTGAATACAACAGACAAGACTGTATGCTGTTGGAAAAGCTAGATAAGAAATTGAAGTTTTTGGATCTTGCCAACACACTAGCACACGAATGTACTGTATTGCTACAAACCACAATGGGTGCTGTTGCTGTTACAGAACAAGCTATTATCAACGAAGCTCACAAGCGTGGGTTTATTGTTCCTAATAGAATTTCTCGAGAAGAAGGATTTAGTAATCAGGCTGCTGGTGCTTATGTTGCATATCCCAAGAAAGGTATTCATGAATGGATCGGTTCGTTGGATATTAACAGTCTGTATCCATCAGCGATTCGTGCATTGAACATGGGTCCTGAAACTATCGTAGGTCAGTTGCGTCAAGATGGTACTAAGGCATTCATTGAAGCAGAAATTGCCAAAGGCAAATCATTCGCAAGTGCTTGGGAAGGTGTATTTGGTTCACTTGAATATACTGCTGTAATGGAACGAAATGTTGGTCGAGAAGTTACTATTGACTGGGAAGATGGCGGTGTTGATACGCTAAGTGCAGCGCAGGCATATGACCTAATCTTTGAAAGCAATCAACCTTGGATGATCAGTGCCAATGGTACTATCTTTACCTACGACAAGGAAGGTATTATTCCCGGACTATTAAAGCGTTGGTATGCTGAGCGTAAAGACATGCAGGCCAAACTGAAAGACTGTATCAAAGCTGGCAATAAGATTGAAGAAGAATACTGGGACAAGCGTCAACTGGTCAAGAAGATTAACTTGAACAGTTTGTATGGTGCCATTTTGAATCCAGGTTGCAGATTCTTTGACAACCGTATTGGACAGTCAACTACACTAACTGGTCGCGCTATTGCCAAACATATGGCAGGTAAGGTTAATGAGATTATCACAGGAACCAATGATCACATAGGAAAGGCAATTATATATGGTGACACTGACAGTTGTTATTTTAGTGCTTATAATACTCTCAAGAAGGATATTGAAAAAGGGAACATCCCCTGGTCCAAAGAAAATGTCGTTGACCTCTACGACACCATCGGAGAAGAAGTAAACTCAACATTCCCTAAGTTTATGCAAGATGCTTTCCACTGTCCGAAGGCTCGTGGCGAAGTTATCAAAGCAGGTCGAGAAATTGTTGCCAGCCGCGGCTTGTTTATTACAAAGAAACGATATGCTGTTCTTTACTATGACAAAGAAGGCAAGCGAGCAGATATTGACGGCAAGCCAGGTAAGATCAAGGCTATGGGATTGGATCTCAAACGCAGTGATACTCCGGTAATTATTCAAGACTTTTTAAGTGAGGTGCTTACCAAAGTTCTAAATAACGGTACCAAAGAGGATGTGCTAGAGTACATCACTAACTTCCGTACCGAGTTTAAAACTCGTCCTGGCTGGGAGAAAGGATCGCCTAAGAGGGCCAACAACATTAGTGAGTATCGCGACAAAGAAAAGAAAGCCGGTAAGGCCAATATGCCTGGACATGTTCGTGCTAGTTTAAACTGGAATACTTTGAAGCGTATGATGGATGACAAATATTCTATGGCAATTACAGACGGTGCGAAAGTTATTGTTTGTAAAGTCAAAGATAATCCTATGGGGTATACATCAGTTGCCTATCCCGTAGACGAACTTAGACTACCGCAATGGTTTAAGGACTTGCCTTTCAATGATGCCGAAATGGAAAATGCAGTCATCGATGAAAAGTTAGAAAACTTGATCGGGGTCTTGGAATGGGACATCAGTTCAACTCGCAGTGATAATACATTCAATAAACTTTTTGACTTTGAGTAAATTGTGGTTGCTTTTTACTCTAGATCTAAATATAATCTTAATATACAGGAGAACTTTCAATGAAAGATATTTTACAAGACATCGTGTCGCACACACAAAACCTAGGCTTCTTGACAACAGTTAAAGTAACTGGAACAGAAAGCAAGACCATTATCAACTCTATGGCTGATGATCGTTCAGTTATTATGGAAGCAGAAACTGCTGCCCCACATCCAGACATGATCGGCGTGTTTGGTATGCCGCAACTCAACAAGCTCAAGTATCTTGTTGATGGTCCGGAGTACAAAGAAAACGCAAAGATTTCTATTACTACAGCAGAACGCAATGGCGAAACAGTACCTGTAGGCATTCACTTTGAAAACAAAGACGGCGACTTTAAAAACGATTATCGTTTCATGAACACAGAAGTTATCAATGAAAAGATGAAGACTGTTAAGTTCCGTGGTGTTAAGTGGGATGTAGAACTAGAGCCAACTGTTGCCGCAGTACAGCGTTTCAACTTCCAAGCAGGTGCTCATAATGAACATCCAACATTCCTTGCTAAAACAGACGGTGGCAACCTAAAGTTTATCTTCGGTGATGCAAGTACACATGCAGGTGAATTTATCTTTGCTATGGGCGTTGAAGGTAAATTAGATCGCGGCTGGACTTGGCCTGTTACTCCGATCTTGAGCATTCTCAAGATTGCAGATGTTAACAACACCAAGATGTCTCTGAGCAATGAAGGTGCTATTCAAATTACTCTTGACAGCGGCATTGCTACCTACAAGTACATTATTCCTGCACAAGCATGATAACAAGTGTAACAGCCAACAATGCCAGTTCCTTCCTGTATGTAACTACAGGGGGGTCTTCGATGCCTTATATGAATATGAGCGCACCGAGCACTGGTATGATGAGATACAACGGTAATAATCAATGTATAGAAGTCTACGACGGCGGATCAAACATTTGGATGCAGCTCTACGGTAAAACTGTTGATATTAATATCAACGGTGAGTCAATAGCAGCCCTAGAATGGGCTAAGAAACAAATGCGAGAAGAATCGGAGTGGGAAAAGTTGGCTGTTACTAACGAAGCTGTTAAAATAGCACTAGAGAACATGAAGAAGGCAAAGCAGCAATTAGATATTACTGCAAAATTAGTTAAGGACCATAATGAGACAACCAGTTAATTTAACACCACTACAGAAAGACTATGCAGTATATCTACCTGCTATTAGCTCTTTCTATAGTACCTATATTGCTAAACAGCGATTAGAAGAATTTGTTCCCACAGATCGCATTCCTAAAGGATTTGATCGTGGTATTGAAGGCATGAACTTCTTAAACGAAGAACAAGGTTACTTTACCTACAAGTATGCCCTGTATTCAGCAGGTCATGCACAGTTAGATTTACAAAAGAGTCTTGTACAAGAGTCAATGATCCAACAACGAGATCGCGGTAACACAATGATCTTAGGTGACTCGGGAGGATATCAGATTGGTAAAGGTGTTCTTAAGTTTGACTGGCTAAACTTTGAAGGTGCAGAAGCAAATAAGACTCGTCAAAAGATTTTAGAGTGGTTAGAACTAACTGCCGATTGGTCTATGATGCTTGATGTTCCTACTTGGGCTTGCGATCATATTCACAGTCCAAAGACTGGATTAAAAACATTTGAAGACTGTCTAGATAAGACTCGATTCAATAACGATTACTTCTTGGAAAATCGCTTAGGTCAAACTAAGTGGCTTAATGTATTACAAGGTGGTGACTGGGATACTGCTGAAAAGTGGTATCAAGGTGTAAAAGAATTTAGCGATCCTAAAGGCAAATATGCCGGCAAGGAAGCAGAAGGTTGGGCGATGGGTGGCGCTAATATGTGCAAAATGCCTATCACCTTAAAGAGATTAATGACATTACGAGAAGACGGCTTGCTGGAAGGCAAAGACTGGATGCACTTCTTGGGTACTGCACAACTTGACTGGAGTTGTTATCTCACTTTAATCCAACGACAAATTAAAAAGCACATTAATGAAAACTTTACCATTTCTTTTGACTGCGCATCACCCTTCATTGCCACAGCACACGGACTCGTCTACACAAATGCACAGCATACCAACAAGCGTTGGTCTGTCATTATGGACAAAGCCCCAGACACAAAAGCCCTTAGCCAGGCTTTTGACATCCCGTTTCCCTTTGAATCAGAGCTCGGTAGCAGACTGTCCATTGGAGACATCTGTTGGTACAAGCCAGGAATGTTGAATAAAATCAAGAAAGAAGGCAAGACATCTTGGGATAGCTTCAGCTATGCCTTAATGATGGGCCATAATGTTGAATGTCATATCAAGGCAGTACAACGAGCCCAACAATTAATGGATATCGAATGTGCTAAACACAAACCCGACTGGAGACAGTGGGGTGTTGAAGGCAAGAAAGAAATTGAATTCAGTGATTGGGTTCCTCGTAAAATTCTTTACTTTGCCACATTCATTGAAGAACTATTTAATACAAAGACCAAAGACGAAGCGTTTGCATTAATCGACAATGCCAATCAATTCTTAACTAGCTTAGAAGGTGCTCGACTACAAGGCGGACCAGTTGCCTACGGTAATAAAGATCTGTTCGACTGGGGCGATGCCAAGAAAGCTAAAGAAGAAGAATTCGATCAGCAAGACGATGACACATTGCGTAACTTGGAAACTGATATACAAGAGGAGTAATAACATGTACGAACTTCGAATTAAACATTTAGAAGAAGCACATCGTGCTTTGGACAAACAAGTTGACACATTAGAAAGAAATGGACTGTTTGAAGATCTAAAACTTGAGAATTTGAAGAAGCAACGGTTGCATTTGAAGGACGAAATTGCTATACTTAAACGAAAGCAAGAACATGAAAAAATATACTCTAACACAAACACAAATTAAAACGCTAGCAGACATTGCTAATCGTTTTATAGAAGTAGAACAATTTGAAATTGTAGAAGATAACTCAAGCGGTATCGGACCTACTCAAACTATCGTATTTGAAATTTTGGGCAAGGATGTTAAAATTGATAACACTGATGTGAGTAGCTGGTAATGCGCCAAGAGCTAGACGAGCAGTTGTGTAAAAGCTATCCTAAGATGATGGTTAATCGCAATCTGCCCATGACAGAAACCTGTATGTGCTGGGGATTTGATTGTGGTGACGGTTGGTTTAATATTTTAATTCAGCTTATGGGTAATATCCAGCATCACATCGATTGGAAAGCTAAACAAGGTCGAGAAATTCCTCAGGTAACATTAGACCAAGTCAAAGAAAAGTTTGGCACACTGCGATTCTACTATACCGGCGGAGATGAATATATTCACGGTATGGTAGCAATGGCTGAGGCAATGTCAGGCGTAACTTGTGAAGGTTGTGGTAATGTTGGAGAACGCAAAGGTGGCGGTTGGGTGCATACCTACTGTGAACCATGCGAAGCAAAACGAGAAAGAGAACGGGCTGAATATGCTAAATCAAACGGACTTGAAGAATAAGTGCAGCACCTGCGGTAAGGAGTATGACTCTAAGTGTGATTACCGTCAGGGTCGCTGCCCTTTACATCCACCTATGCTAACAGACTATCATTTTAGATTCTATAATCTAATTCAATCAATTAAAAATCTCTTTAAAAGGAAGTAATCATGGCTTTGTATACTGTAAGAACTTACTACAAGAAGTCCTGCGAACA